CTACTCGTAGTACGCAAGAACTTGTTGAGCAAGTTATCGCTCGTGAATACGGTGCGAAACGAATCTTTAAACGAACAGCTATGACAACAGGACTTGGTTTATTGCTGGCTGGTCCTGTTGGGGCTATGTCTTTTGCAGGTCTTTATTATTTGCAAGCAAGAAATACTTTAAAACGTGTAGCTCGGTCAGAAATTAATGCAAACCAAATGTTTGCGTTACGTCAAGTAGCGCATGGCGATCTTCGTGCACAAATAGAAAGTATTCGTAAACAAGTTGCTGAATTAGATCCAGAGGATATAGAAGGAGCAGCACGTTTAACGCAAGAAGCAGAAGAGTTACGAACAGCCTCTCGGCTTTTAGAAACCCAAGCTGAAAATATTACTGTGCATGACCAAATGTTGTTAGACAAACTTGAAGCGTCTAACAAAGATTTGTACGACAATTTTGACAAAGTTGGGTTACTGGCAGCAGAAAGCGGTTACAACAATTTCTATCTTGGCGGGTATTCAGTAGAGAATGCGTTTGGCAATACGCCAACAGATGTATCAATTTATAAAAACGCAATTTCTTCAGATAACTCTATGCGGCAAATTTGGGATGGCACATCTGTTGTTCAGCGTCGTACAAACCGTCAAAGATCCCGTGAACAATACGATGTTCTTGATACTCAGCAACGTCCAGTGTTCGCTAAGGCTTATAACGACACAGTTAATAGGCAATGGTTACCTAAGGGAGATGCAGATGGACCGTTCCAAAAATTCATGCGGCTCTTTTGGGAAGGCAAAACCGACGAAGAAATATTTCGGTTTATGCAGACAGAGGGAAGCATTGTAAGAGATGCTTTCGGGTTTGATCTTGCTGATCCAATAGCGCTACGAAATCACATTGAAAAAATTCGTGTTGAAATGAACGGGTATATACCTGATCTTCCCGAGTTTGCTCACTTGCGTAAAAAAGCAGCGGCGGGTGGACAAATCGAATGGGTGCGGGATGTTATTCCTGTTATAGAAAGACGGTTTAACGGAAACGTAGAGGAAGTTCGTCAAGCAGCAAATACAAATGATTTTGGGAAAGTAGTAGCTGACGCATCTTTCCAAGACATTGTTGATAAAAAAGTATTGCAAGTGCGTGTTATGGGTTGGCTCGATAACGCATTTGAAAATATCGGCACAATGCCAACAGATGCTTTAACTAGAAGCACCGTGTTTAATGCTGTTTACCAACGTGAAGTAGCACGTCAACTTGGTGGTCTTGAAGATGCCCCTAATAATTTTAGATTGACAGGTGCAACAGTAAAACAAATTGAAAATCGAGCACGAGTAGTTGCTATGCAAGAAACCAAAGATCTTTTATACGATCTTGCAGAGCGGGGCAGATTCGAAGAAATAGCTTCAAACATGATGCCGTTCGTTGGTGCATGGCAAGAAGTTGTTACCCGTTGGAGCGGTATAGCAGTTGATAATCCTTTAATGATTGCCCAAGTTGTTCGCAACTGGCGTTTGTTAGATGCAGAAGATGATGAAGGTACAAAGTTATCTGTATTTAGATTGCCAAATATTTTAAAGTATGAATGGCAACATGGCGCAAACGTAAAGTTATTTGGTAAAGCATCAATTCTTGCAGACACCGCTGTTAATTTTAATATTAAATCTGCCTCAATGATTGGTGGCCTTCCGGGTGTCGGCCCCCTTATCAGTTATCCGGTTTCTGAAGCAGTAATAGCTAACCCAGAGCTTGAAGATGCAGTTGATTGGATATTACCTTTTGGTGTTTACGAAGGGCAACGTTCACTTTCACGATTTATTTCAGCTTCTACTTCTCCTTGGCAACGAGCCGTAGCAGGTTCTTACACTGGAGGTCTTGGATTAGATACTCCTGAACGTGCAAAAACAATGTTGCGTATCACAATGGATCTTGCTGCTGAATATGAAGCAGGTGGCGATACTGTTGATAATGAATCTGATTGGGGCATCTTTGAAGATGAAGTAGCACGTCGAACGAATCAAGTTTTAATGATCCGTGCTTTTGGCGCTTTGAATCTTCCCTTCTCATTCAGGATGCAATCACCGCATTGGCAAATTATTGACCAGTATCACGAAGTTCTTAAAGAAAATGGTGTGGATGCAGCAGATACATGGCTGTTACATAATCATGCAGATTTATGGGTTGTCACCGGACGGCAAACTGCGGCTGCAAGAGTAGCAACAGCGACCTTAGAAGGCCAACGAGGATATTTGCGACATAAAGAAATTGCTGATGCTTGGCCTGAAATTGGTGGTTTTATTATCGGTCGAGTTGGCGCAGCCGATGTTCGTTTTAACTTTAGTAAAGCGACACAAATGAAAGAGCTAGAAGAAGGACGCCGGATTAATTTAACGCCTAGAGATATTTATGAAGGTGCTCAACAGACTCGTGGTTGGAAAACATGGAATGAAGTCATGGACCACGTTACTGATGAGCTAAATGCAAAAATACGGTTAGGCGAATCAGGTGACATACAAGCTCATCCAGAACTTTTACAATTTAGGCGGGCGGCTGCTGTAGCTAATGGTAGGGAAAACCCTGCTTGGTATCGAGAATATTTAGAACCAAATAATCCGTATACAGCGGCACGCATATTGCAAGGATTTAGAGCAGTAATTTCTGACCCAACATTTGATTACAGACCAGAATGGCCGTTTATCCAACGGTTCGTTGATTTGCATGACTCTGTTGCGTCTTCTATGAAAGCAAGAGCGGAAGACAGCGGAGATTTAGAGTTTTTGAAACTCAGCTATGAAGGTAACGCAGACCTTAAACGTGCTTGGCATGAAGGGGTAATAGAATTGCGTTTGCGACCTGACTTCGTAGATATTTACGATCGTTACTTCAGCAAAATTGAAACAGTTGTACCTACTAATTTTCCTTGGAATTTTCCTATGATGAATCAAAATAAAGTCGAGTTAGCATAATGGCTGATGAAGAAGAAAACGAAAATTCTGCAGCACGGCAACGGACTAAAGCTCTTTCATATAAAGGCGTTACGGATCCAGATTCATATGAAACACCTGTTTCCGTTGACCCAGTATCTCGGGCGCTTTTTGACGCTTTGTCTATGGGCGGCAGTACTTCTGAATTAGCAGACTTAATGATTCAAGCAACGATTTCGGACGATCCAGAAATTTTGGATTATGTGCGTGTGACACAAGGCATTATGCCTTACAGGTCGAATGTTGATCCTAGAGGATTTCGATGGGAGCCGGGGCTTCCTGATATTTTAATGGGCGCTCCGTTTCCTATAAATGTTTTTGGATTTGGCGCTGCCCGATTAAGAGAAGATGATGAATCAGAACTTGCTCGTAAAGAGATAGCAGAAATAAAAAAACAATTAGAAGGTTTTGAACGTTTAACCGAAGATCAAAAATTAGAGATGACAGAAGAACTGGCTTATCCCGGTGATTTTGACATGATTATCGATCTTTACGATATGGGGAATGTCTTAGGACAAAAAATGCCGCTTTTCTACGGCAACCTTAGTTTGACAGAACGAGGCTTATTTGCCGAAACCCCCAGCTATAAAACTTTAACTGCTGAACAAATCAAAAAAGCACACCCTGATTGGGACGATCAACGAGTCAATGATCTTCTCACCCCGCCTTTTGACAGTTCAGCGGGTCGTGCTCTTGGTGCCATGAATGCTCGTTATGCATCAATAATGGTTCCTATTTCTGCTCAAAGAGCACACTCAATGGGTTACGCACAAGACGCTGTTGGAGAAATGGAGCGTGTAGATTACCAATTACTAGCTCCGGGTGAAGATACTCCACAAGGTTTAGAAGCGTGGGGTCCTGAAGCAGAAGTGCAAATCGAAGAAGGCGAATTTGTTTTTGGTATAGATGATGCTCTTGCATATTATGAAGCGTTAGAAACAGATCAAAAACGAGAATTTGCTACGAGTCTTTTGGCTTTAGGATTCATGGATGACCAATCTGCACAAGGAGTGCAATGGTTGCTTGACCCTGACCAAGTGTTTACTGATGATGCTGTAAGACTTGCTTTAACAAAAGCAGCAGCAGATTATGGTTCAGAACTACAAGATGTTTTTGGTGTTTCTGACCCAACGAACTTAGAAGAAACAGGTATTGAAGGCGAAGCCCGAGGCAAATTTATTCCTATGTTGGGTCGTCCCGGTGGGATGTTCGATACTGAAGAAGCTCAAATAGATGATTTTGAATCGTTTATTCGCCAAGCTCGAATAACTGCTGGGTATCTTGCTTCGGTTCCAACTGAATCAATTACACAAACAGTGAATGATTGGTCGTGGCGTAATCTTGGTAGAGCAGCAGATCCAAGTCTTGTTCGTATGGGTTTAAACCTTGCAACTGAAATTAATGAAAGTCCTTCAAATTTGAAACCGGGTGGAGTTAAGTTTGGCGAACTTTCAGCAGGTGTCCAATCAGGTTTACGTGCGGGTGCTAGCGAAGAAGAGTTAAAATTTCATCAAGGAAATGTGCTTAATAGAGTTTTGACAGCATATTTGGCGAGAGGCTGATTATGGCTAAGTTTGTTGACGAAAATGAAAATTGGAGTGCGGCTTCCACAGTCCCCGAAAAAGACGTAGCTATAGCTCTTTACAATATTGGAGTTAGAGGAACAGATCTAACTGACCTTTTAGCTATTGCTTATGGCGAAAACGGGCATCCTTGGAAAAGTGGGCAGATTGCTTTAAACGGAAGAAATAAGAATCTCGGAGTTGAAGATTCGTGGGGCATATTCCAAATAAATAGAGATCCAACAGCAAAAGCTGGTTCTATAGGTGATGTAATTTGGGAACGACCGGGCTATGAATCGAAAGGTCAAGCGTTTAATTCGTTAGAAGGGAACATGAAAGCGTTAGCAGTAGCGCTTTCTGGGTTTTTAAAAACTAAAGGTGGCGCTGTTCGTAAACAACGAAGCGGCAAAAGCGGAGTTTTTAATCATTGGGCTGCTTATAAGGGCGCGAATTGGGAAGCTAGAACAACTAGAGCTTTTGATGTAGCTAATTCAGTTTTGCCTGATACTTGGAATAGAAACGAACCTCGTTGGGATACGTTGCGACGTAAAACGTGGACTGATCCTCTTATAGTTGGTAAAGAAAAAGCGAACATTGGGCTTGTCCAATTAATGGGAGGGCTCGATGTTGATGGTTTGGCTGGCCCAGAGACACAAAAAATAGCGGAACAAGATGCTAATGGTTTTTGGCGTTTAAAGCCGGGGATTCCGGTTGATCCTAATATTTCTGGACAATTCGAACCGGGAGAATATTCTTACCCGGATTATGAATCGATAGCCGGGGAACCTGCTTCGTTTGTTTCTGGTGGCGGTCCTGTTATTTGGAATGATCTTGGTGAAATTGTAAGCGGAGATTCTTTTGTAACGGGAGAAGAAGTTTCTTTCCAAGAAGTTAGTGACGACGAAGAAACTGTAATGACAGAACAATTCACAGGTGGCAATCCAGAAGGTTTCGACCCTTGGGCTGCTGGTGATTTTGCTACTTTTAATCCTACAGGACAACTTGTAAATGCTCCCGGTGAAATAGCTGGGGCTCTTGGCTTTTTACGTGGCCGTGCTGACGCAAAAGTATTTGATCCTAGAACTGGGCAAGAATACGATTTTATTTCTTTTATGGAATCGTCGCTTAAAGGCGATGAACCTCCTGAAATAATCGCTCAATGGATTGATACTTGGCTTCCACGCACAGCTTGGTACCAAAACACGCCTTCAACCGTTCGGACACGAGTCGCTGAATGGTATTCACAAGGAATGGGCGCAGATCCAGATACATGGACTGGTGCTCGGAAAGGCAAAGTACAGCCTTACTATGACACGCTTCTGGATCTTATGGAAAGAGAAGGTTTTGAAGCTCCAGAGCAAGCGGTATGGGACGCAGCAAAACTTGGATATTTCCATGATTGGGATGAAAACAAATTCATTAGATTCTTTAGCGGTGAAGTAGTTGACGGTGAAAAAAGTAGCCAAGGCGACGTTTTCTTTTCAACAGCAACATCACCCGCCGGGAATATCGCAAACATTAAATCAGCTATGCGATCATCTGCAAATAGTTACCTGATTTCGATGTCACCTACGGAAGAGCGTGCGTTAGCGAAACGTATTTTTACTGGCGAAGTTCCAGTACAAAACATTAGCCAAGTTTTCCGAGAAAAAGCTCGTTTGCTTTACCCCTATTTAGCTGACTTTTATGATGCAGGTGGCAGCACAATAGAGTTTTTGAACCAGTACGACCCGATAGTCCAAAGAATGCTTGGCCGTCCCGCAGAATGGAACGGTCGTGATTACTCAATGGGACAAGCTGCTTTAACTGGTGATTTAACTGACTTGTTTTATTACAGACAACGTGGTGGAAACAGTATGGATCAAATACAAATGGGGGATCCGGGTACGCCGGGTGAGTATCTCCCGCTAGATCCGTTTGGCAGACCACAAAATATAACAGCTAAACAAGATCGCCCTTTGTCAGTTCAAGAATTTAAATTAGCTATTAAACGTAGTGGTGAGTACCAACAAAGTGGTTATGCCTTAGCTGAAATGGGTCAACTTCTTAATTACATGGGCGCAGGAATGGGAGCGACACCGTAATGGCTGATAAAGAAATGCTTAAACGTGGTAGCGACAACGATGTTGTGTATCAGTTACAGCAAATATTGTTTCCCCAATCACCTGAAGAGTGGGATGGTAAATTTGGTCCTCGTACTGAATCTGCTGTTAAAGGTTTTCAACAAGCGCATGGTTTGTCGCCGGATGGTGTTGTAGGACCACTTACAGCAGCAGTTATTAATGCTATCGGCCCACAAATTCTTGATCCAGAAGGTTTAGGCGTACAGAACCCTGCTGTTGATGCTTGGGGAATGGCTGATGCTGGTTCTTTAGGTGTCGATTATCCAGAACAGGAGCCTTTCTTTTCTTTACCTGACGACACATCTAGCGGCGGCGGCACAGGTGGAGAGGACGATGACGACACTACCGATGGCGGCGGTGAAGATGACGATGATGACACTACTGGTGGAGTAACTCCGGGTATACCTGTTATAGATCCGGGTAATGAATTTGACCAAATAGCAGACCAATTTTTTGTAAACCCAAATGCTGCTACTGATGACATTAATGAGGGGCTTGCTTATGACCCTCAAACACCAGATGCGATGGGTTGGAATAATCCTTACCGTGATACTGCACCATTTGACTTTAGACAAGGGACATGGCAATTGGCTGATGTCCCAGCGTTATTTGGCCAACGTGAAGAAAACTTAACTGCTGCTGGGATGGCAGCAGAGTATTTAAGTTTTTTTGGTCTTGGAGAAATGATGCCGTTTGTTTACGACATGATTATGGATGATGTACCAGCCTCAATGATTCTTCCGCAATTGCGTATGCAGCCAGAATACAATAAACGTTTTCCTGCACAACAATTACGGCTACAACAGGGTTTACCTTTTTTGTCGGAAACTGAATATGTAGGTCTTGAAAGTAGTTTTCAACAAATAGCAAACGCATCGGGTATACCTGATGGTTTTGTCGATCAAACTGCGATTACAGAGTTAATTGCTAACGATGTTTCTGCTTCTGAATGGCAGGCAAGAGTTACGTCGGCAGAACGAGCTAAAAATTTAGCAGACCCAGAAACAATTCGCATGTTACGAGATATACATGACTGGTCAGATGGCGATATAACTGCTCTTTATCTTGATGATACAAAAACACAAAATATTGTTGCAGCTAGGCGGGAACTATCGGATATTGGTTTAGCCGTACGTGCCGATCAAGCATTAAATACAAAGACAGCGGATATTGTTAGACAAGATGTTGGAAAATTACTTGGTCGAGCTAATGTTCAAGAGCGGGAAATTGCTTCGACTTTAACTCCTCTTCGTGGATTAACAAATAATCTTCTAGGTGAAGAAACCATGAGTGGTGGCACTTTAACTCGTGGGGCATTTAATCTTGATCCGGCGAGTGCTGAAGCTGTTCAACAAAGACGGGAACGTCGAGCCGCTCCTTTTAGCGGTAAATCTGGGCTAATGGCTTCAACGGCTGGTGTTACAGGTATGGGCGAAGCCACTTAAAACTTGCATTAGATAACTTTATGAAGTATAAATGTAATTGCTGTTCGGCCCTTTCGAGGTGCGCCGTGCAACACTTCCATCCGAAGTACCACCGCTGAGGATGTGTTTAGGCAGGTGAGTGACATATGACAGACAATGACTCCACTGGTAACAGTGAAATTTCTGGCAGTTCAACTGAATCAAAACCGAATTGGCGACGAGATTTAGAGAATCGTGCTAAAGAAGCTGAGAATCAAGCAGCTTCAATGGCAGCGGAACTCCAATCTTATCAACGTCGGGATACGTTTCGTTCAGCAGGGCTCGACCCTGATGATGCTCGTGTCAAATATTTCGTTAAAGGTTATGATGGTGAACTTGATGCTGAATCTATCCGGCAGGAAGCTATGGCAGCAGGTTTTATAGGCGAAGATTCGCCTATGCCTCAACCAAACGTAATGAATGATGCATTAGCAGCAGAACAACGTATTCAGGCAGCCGGTGAAGGTGGAGATCCTGTTGTTTCACCCGACCTCGAAGAACGAATTAAAGCGACAACAAATCAAGATGAGTTGCGTGCTTTGATGGAATCTGAAGGCATTTTATGGGGTGCAACCGCCTGATTCGCTAACCAATGGGGTCCGACTTAAGGACTTCAAGTGGCATATACAACCACCTCAACACTTGACGATCAGGTAAAAACGGCGTTCGATCAGGTTGCGTACTTTGCTTTGCGTTCGCAGCCTCTTTTCGAAATGGTCGCTGATGTCAGGTCAACAGCCCAGAGCCATAACGGTTCGGGTGTACAATTCACGTTCTACGCTGACATGGCACAAGCAACATCGGCCCTTACTGAAGGTTCTGATGTAACTGCTGTTGCGTTGACTGATAGCGCAGTAACCGTAACTCTTGCTGAGTATGGTAACGCTGTTATCACCACCGCTAAGGTGCGTGGAACCTCATTCCTCAATGTTGACTCTGATGCAGCCAACATTGTTGGTTACAACATGGCTGACTCGATGGACAAAATCGTTTCGGATGTTGCCAATGCTGGCACAAACGTAACGTATGTCGGACAAACAAGCCGTGGCGCAATTACCGATGCAAACAACTACACCGCTGCCGAAGGCCGTAAAGCCGTCGCACAGCTTCGTAGCCGTAACGCTCCCGGTTGGGACAATGGTAACTATATGGCGATCATTCACCCTGATGTTTCCTACGATCTTCGTGGAGACACAGCGGTAACTGACGTTATCCAGTACCAACTGTACCAAGAAGGTGCTCCGATCCGTGCAGGTTCGATTGGCACTTTCAACGGCATCGAATACATTGAAAACCCCCGTGCAGGTCTAATCGCAGACGGTGGTACAAGTAATGTTGATGTTTACCAAACACTTATCTGTGGACGACAGGGTGTCGCTAAGGCATTCTCTCGTGCCCCCGGATTTGGTTCTGATCCAAGCATTGTTGTTGGTCCCGTGACTGATACTTTGCGTCGGTTCAATCCAATTGGTTGGTACCACCTCGTTGGCTATGGCCGCTTCCGTGAGGAATGCCTGCAACGTGTGGAAGCATCTTCCAGTATTGGCGATAACGCTTAGTTAAAGCCATAGAGGTTTGGAGGGGTCGGGTTTTCCCCCTTTCCCCGGCCCCTCCATCACCTCTGCTATCATTTAATCATGCCTATTGTTAATGGAAAGAAGTATCCTTATACCGCTAAAGGTAAGAAGGCTGCTGCAGCCGCAAGGAAGAAGAAGAATGCAAAAACCAAACGGTGATGTAACAATTAGGCCAAAACCGATCCAAGGAACAGGTTCTACTAATGGCTAGTGGTCTTTATGTTGAGACTTTCGAAGCTGCGTTGAAGAATGACCTCGCTCTCGACATGGACAATGACACGTTTAAGTGCATGTTGGTGACAGCTTCTTACACGCCAAACTTTGAAACTCATACAAATAAATCAGATGTAACAAATGAAGTTTCTGGTACTGGTTATTCAGCCGGTGGCGAGACTCTTACTAGTGTCACTATGAGCAGTAGTTCTGACGGAACGGGCACAATCAAGTGGGATGCAGCAGATGTATCGTGGACGAGTTCTACGTTGTCGAATGTACGAGCCGGAGTTATCTATGATGACACGGTGACGAACGACCGTCTGATTGCTTACATAGATTTCGGGGGAGATTTCAGTACAACGTCAGGCACATTCCAGATTCAGTGGAATGCATCTGGTATTTTCACCCTTGATCTGGTTCCATAGGAGCAATAATGCCAACGTCAAACTATCCAACCTCTCTTGATACAACTTCAACGCAGGTAACTCCAAGTTCAACTACTGACTTAGATGCGTCAGGTTTTGAGCACGATCAGGTACATGCTGCTGCTTCTACTGCTTTGATTGCTGTAGAAACAAAGCTAGGGATTAGTGCTTCGCCTGCTGCTTCGGCATCAACGAATGCTGTGCTCACGCACACTGGTACTGGCACGACAGCGTGGTCGAACACGATTACGAGCCCAACGATTGCTGGTGCAACTCTTTCCGGCGCTGTTGTTGGTGGAGATCAGATCATGTCAGCGGTTACGCATAAGGATTATGCGGAAACGTGCGCTGAGAATGCTGCTGTTACAGGCACAGTTAGTATCGATTTGAATAACGGAAATGTTCATTCAGTTACATTGACTGGTAATGCGACTTTAACCTTTGATAACCCGGTAGCGACCGGTGATTCAAGCTCGTTTACTTTGATAGTTAAACAAGACGGTACTGGTTCACGTACGATTACGTGGCCGGGTTCAGTGGCTTGGGCTGCTGCGACTGCTCCGACTTTGACGACTACTGCTAACAAGTTTGATGTTCTAGCATTTACCACTGTTGATGGTGGCACTCGTTGGTTTGGGTTTGTAGCTGGCCAAGATTTCGCATAAGGATTACTGATGCCTCTAGGCGCATT